AGGATTTGCGCGACAAGGGCGTGATTCGCTGATGGCGCTGCTTGTTGCAACCGGCGTTGCCCTGACCGGGCTCGCGCTGTCGTACCTGGTGATCGGCTTCAAGCGACTGATGGAGGCGCGCAATGCCTGACAACCTTCTCGGCCGCATGCCGCATCTGTTCGGCCGCTATTCGTTGCCGGACGTGATGAGTCGCCTGTTCCATCGCGAGCACGGCGACACGCCGATGACGCCGACGCAGTACACGGGCGGACTGGCGGGCGGCAGCTACACGCCGTCGAACTTCCCGCTCAATGCGCCGAGCACCAACGTCAACTACACCGGCGGCGATCCGATGACGCCGAGCATGACCGCGCTCAATCCTGGCGCGGGCTACACGCCGCCGGATTGGTCGTCCTACCTCAACGCGCCTGACCTCGCGGTCAAAACCGGCAACGGTGGTGGCAGCGCTGGCGCTGTCGGCCATTCGACGGGCAGCACGGGCGGCAGCACGTTCTCTGGCAACAGCTCGGGCGGCACGCTGGGCGGCGGTACTGCGGTCGATCCCTCGCAGTGGGGTGCATTCGGCTTCGGCGGTGACAGCGGCCCCGTCAACGGCGGCATCGGCCCCGGCTACGCGCTGCAACTGATGAGCGGCGGCATGCACGAGAGCGGCGGCTTCGGTGGTGGCGGCCTTGCTGGCCTCATGGCGCGCCCGCAGAGCGGCGGCGCGCTGCCTCCGCAAAGCAATGCGCCCAACATCCTCACGGGTGGCGGCCTCGCGCCCCAGCCCGCGATGACCGTCCGCACCGGTGGCGCCGGCCAGTCGCAGCAGATGCCGCAGAACCGCCTCGGCGGCTTCGGCGTGGCCGGCTACAACGCCGGCCTGGGTGGATACCTGCGATGAGCGGGGCGGTCAATCGGCTGGTCAGCCCGCTGTTGGGGCCATTGCTCGGCGGTGGTCCGGTCGACATGACGGACTTGTACAACACCAAACTCTCGCCCGCTGAGGAAGCGGCGTATCAGCAGTGGGCCAAAGCGAACCACCGCGAGCGCGACACCTTCGACTACGACATGCGCGGCGCGTGGAAGGCGATGGCGAAGCAGGCCGGCAACGGCCACTTTCCCGACACCTTCAAAAAGCCGAACCACCCGACATTCTCGGACGAGAGCATGTACGCAGGTCCCGGGCTGCCGGGCGGCCATTGGGGTGACGGAGTGTTCGCGCCAGCGCAGACAAATCTCCGCAATTACGGGCTGCTCCCCCTGCTGGGCTACATGCAACGCACCGAGCCTGACTACCAATTGCAAACGCCGCCCAACCTTTTGGCGGGGATGGGACGATGAGCCGCAGCACGACCGCCTACGCCAGCGCGACCCGCCGCGAGCGCGTGCACAACCTCGAGTTCTACGCGGGCGAAGTGTCGCCGGTGTCGGTCGACTTCACCTCGATCCTCGGCGCCGCCGCGGCGCTGTCGAGCGCGCTGTGGGAGATCGACAACCCCTCCGTGGCGGTGATGTCGGCGGCGGTGATCGACGGCAACACGTCGAGCATCACGCTCGCCTGCCAGTCGCCCGGCACCGCCGTGCTGCGCTGCACCGGCGGCACGGACAGCGGCGTCAAGCTGGTGCAGATGTTCGCGCTGCAGGTCGACGCCGCGTCCTCGCTGGTGACGGCCACCACTTCCGGCCCGCAGTCGTTGCAGGCGACGGCCAGCACGGGCGGCGGTGTCACCACGGGCGGCGGTGGGCAGATCTTCGACGGCGGTGGCGCATGAGCCTGGTCAACCTCCGCAACGCCACGACGGCGGAATGGACGACCGCGAACCCGGTCCTGCGCGTCAACGAGCCGGCGGTCGAGGTCGTCTCAGCCGGTCCGCCGGCGGTGTTCAAGCTCAAGATCGGCGATGGCGTCACGGCATGGAACTCGCTGCCCTACGCGGGCACCGGGTTGGCAGGTGCGACGGGTCCACAAGGCCCAGCCGGCCCCACCGGCCCGCAAGGTCCGACTGGTCCTGCGGGCGCGGACGGCTCGGGCATCACGATCAAGGGCAGCGTCGCCACGAGCGGCGACCTCCCGGTCAGCGGAACGACTGGCGACGGCTACATCGTGCAGTCCAACGGCCACCTGTGGATCTGGCCGCAGGGCGGTAGCGCGTGGCTGGACGTCGGGCAGATCGTTGGCCCTGCAGGTCCGACCGGCCCCACGGGCCCTGCAGGCCCGACTGGTCCCGCAGGCCCGACCGGCGCCACGGGTGCGACCGGCGCTGCAGGCCCCACAGGCGCTACTGGCGCGACAGGCCCCGCGGGCGCAACCGGCCCAGCCGGCGCGACGGGCCCCCAAGGTCCGCAAGGCCCCACGGGTCCAGCAGGTTCTGGCGGCGATCCGACGTTCGACGGAACCTACCTCGCTGACCCGACCGGCGTGAGCAACTGCGACACCGCCTGGGCCGCGATGATGGCCGCCGGCAAGCGCACACGCCTGCGCGCGGGCATCTATCGCTTCGCCAACGAAATCCCCTACAACGCCGAGGTCGAGCTGGTCGGTGACGGCCCGAACCAGGTGTTCCTGCGTTCCTACACCACGACCGGCAACGGCATGGTGGTCACGGGCTCATCCGGACTCGGCTCGGCCAATCGCATCTGCGCCAGCGGCTTCACCTTCGAGTACAAGGGCGCGGGGCAGGCGGCCGGCAAGCACGGCGTCATCTTCAAGCGTAAGCCGTTCTGGCAGAACGTGGTCGTCAAGGGCTTCACGGGCTCGGGCGGGCGCACGGATTCGATTGACGGCACAGTCGGCGGGGCGGTGTTCTTCCCCGAGATACGAAACTGCCGATTCACGCAGAACGGCCTCGACGGCTTCGAGGTGCGCTACGGGGCGAACTGCTGGAACTTCTACAACTGCCAGTTCGACAAGAACGGGCGCAAGGGCCTGCACCAGTACACGGACGGCGGCGCCACCTACGGCACCGTCGTCAGCGGCGGGCAAGCCAGCTACAACAAGGAGCAGGGCCTCTACCTAGAGTCCGGAACGGACGTGACCGTCAGCGGGTTCTACGGTGAGTACAACTGCTCGCCGGATAACACCAACACGAACGGCTACACCAACACGGCGCTGTCGACGACCGACCGCAGGGTCGACCACTACGTGAGCGACAACGTCAGCCGGTCCGACATCAACCTCGCGGCCGTCCTGAACAACGACGCGACGCACGTCCGCGCCCCACAGGCGAACCGGACCACGGTCGTGCGTTCCGGCGACACCCGCTACAACCCCATGTGCGACGCGGTCGCCGTCTCGACAGCCACGACCCTCGCCCAGCTGGTGTCGGACTTCAACGGCGCGATGGCGAAGCTGCGGGCACAGAAGGTCATCTGATGGGACGCCCGAGCCTCAAGACCGCGGAGCTGGTCGAAACCATCTGCGAGCGTTTGGCGAAGGGTGAGCCGCTTGCGGCCATCTGCCGCGACGACGGCATGCCACATCCTTCGACTGTGCGGGATTGGATGTCAGCCGACGCCGACGTTTCCCGCGCCATCGCGCGCGCGAGGGAGGACGGCGAGGACTGGTTGGCGGCTGAGTGCCTGCAGATTGCCGACACGCCTGTTGAGGGCACGTTCGAGAAGTACGAACCGGTGGTTATCGACAACCCCGACGACCCGGAATTGCCGCAGACCACGGAACTTCGCCTGGTCGAGCGGAAGCTCGAGGACATGCTCGGTCACCGGAAGCTGCAGATCGAAACCCGGCTCAAGCTGTTGTCGAAGTGGAACCCCAAGAAGTACGGCGAGCGCTTGGCCTTGGCCGGCGACCCGGAGGCGCCGGTGCAAGTCGAGGCGACCGTGACATTGGAGCCCGGTGACGCCTACCTGCGTATGCTCAATGGCGGCGATTGACTGGCGGAACCCCGACTACGCGGCGGTCTACGCGGAGCGCGGGGAGCGACTGGCGCGGCTCCGTGCCGACCCGTCGCTGCTGGCCTCGGTGAAGGCGTACTACGCCGAACACCCGGCGGACTTCATCAACGACTGGGGGATGACGTTCGACCCCCGCAACGCCGAGATCGGACTGCAGACCACGGTCCCGTTCCTGCTGTTCCCGAAGCAGCGCGAGTTCATCGAGTTCATCCACCGCAAGTGGAAGGCGCGCGAGGACTGGCTGGCCGAGAAGTCCCGCGACATGGGCGTGTCCTGGCTGTGCGTCGGGTTCGCGGTATGGATGTACCTGTTCAAGCCGGGCACCGTCTCAGGGTTCGGGTCGCGCAAAGAGGAATACGTCGACGACCTGAACGACCCGAAGTCGCTGTTCTGGAAGATCCGCGCCTTCATCCGCCTGCTGCCCGTCGAGTTCCGGCCAAAGGGCTACAACGAGAAGAAGCACGCGCCGTTCATGTCGGTCGTCAACCCCGAGAACGGGTCGACCATCGTCGGCGAGGCGGGCGACAACATCGGCCGCGGCAACCGCACCAGCATCTACTTCAAGGACGAGTCCGCGTTCTACGAGCGGCCCGAGTCGATCGACGCGGCGCTGTCGCAAACGTCCAACTGCAAGGGTGACGTGTCCACGCCGAACGGCGCCGGCAACCCGTTCTACAAGAAGCGCAAGGGCGGCAAGGTCGAAGTGTTCACCTTCCACTGGAAGGACGACCCGCGCAAAGGGCCTGAGTGGTACGCCAAGCAGCAGCGCGAGTTGGATCCGGTCGTGCTGGCGCAGGAAGTCGACATCGATTACGAGGCGTCCGTCACCGACGCCTTCATCCCCGGCAACTTGGTCGATGCGGCGCAGGCGAAGGGCCCGGCCGATGTCGAGGCGCTGGGGCATGAGAAGTGGGGCCTAGACGTGGCCCGATTCGGCGACGACAAGTCGGTCCTGACCAAGCGGATTGGCCGGCTGGTGAAGGTGCAGACGTCGTGGGGCCAGATCGACACGATGGCCTTGGCAAACGCTGTGTGGGCACTGGCGAAGGTCGAGAAGCCCTCACAAATCGCGGTGGACGTGATCGGCGTTGGCGCCGGCGTGTGCGACCGCCTCGCGGAGCTGGCCGGCAACCCTGATGAGTGCAAGTGGCCCTGTCAGGTCGTCGGCGTGAACACCTCGCTCCGTGTCGAGGACGGCACCAACTACAACCTGCGCGCCAAGGTGTGGGACGAATGCCGCGAATGGCTCAAGGATGGGCCAGTCGTACTGCCGAATGACCCGACGCTCAAGGCTGAGCTGTGCGCGCTGAAGTACCTCTACCGCAACGGCCTGCGGTTGATCGAATCGAAAGACGACGCGAAGAAGCGCGGCATCAAGTCGCCTGACCACGCGGACAGCCTGACCCTGACCTTTGCCGAGCCGGTGAGCTTGCCCACTGCGGTGGGCCCTGATTTCTACGACTACGCGGTGGACTACTGACCATGGGCTACACGAAAGAGCAGCGCGCCGACAACAAGCTGCTCGACGCCATGCGCGAGCAGTACCCGAAGGCCGTGGATGCGTGCTCGACGCTGTACGACATGGCGCGCGAGGACATCAAGTTCGTCAGCGTGCCCGGCAACCAGTGGGACGAGACGCTCAAGCAGCGCCGCAAGAATCGGCCGACGTACGAGTTCCCGAAGCTGCGCATGCAGCTGCAGCAGATCATCAACGAGATGCGGCAGACCCGCCCGCAGGGCAAGGTGCGCGGCGTCGAGGAAGCCGATCGGGGCCTCGCCGAGCTGATGCAGGGCCTGTGCCGGAACATCGAATCCACCAGCAACGCCGACCGCGCCTACGACATCGCCTTCGAACAGGCGGTGATGGGTGGCATGGGCGTGTGGCGCATCTGCACCGACTACCTGAACGACGACGATCTCGAACAAGACATCCGCATCGAGCCGATCCGCAACTTCGCGTGCGTGAAGTTCGACCCGGCGGCGGTGAAGATCGACCGCCGCGACGCGCGCTACGTGTTCGTCGAGGAGCTGATCCCGCGCAGCCAGTTCGAAGCCGACTATCCGGACGCCAAGCTCGAAGACTTCGAGGGCGACGCGCATTGCCGGCAGCATTGGCAGGATCGCGACCAGGTCCGCATCGCCGAGTACTGGTACAAGAAGCCGGTCACGCGCGAGCTGTGGGTGGTGCGCTCGGCGAACGGCGATTCGGTGGTGAACAGCGATGAGCTGGGCGTGTCGGAGGACGAGCTGGCCGCCGCGGGGCTGGAAATCGTCAACCGCCGCACGGTCAAGACCCATAAGGTCTGCATGCGGATCACCAACGGCCACGAGTGGCTGACGGACGAGTACGAGTTCCCGTCCAAGTACATTCCGATCGTCGTCACCTGGGGCAACATCCTCAACGTCGACGGCGAGGATTACTGGTGCGGCGCGGCGCGCTTCGGCAAGGATCAGCAGCGCCTCCACAACGTGCACCGCACGGCCATCATCGAAGCGGTCGCGAAGTCGCCGAAGGCGCCGTTCATCGCCAAGCCGAAGTGGCTGGGGCAGCACAAGCGCCAGTGGGACAACGCCAACGCCGAGGACTACCCGGTCCTCTACATCGACGACAGCGCCGAACCGGGTTCCATCCCGCAGCGCGTCCAGCAGGCCGAAGTCCCGGTCGCGCTGATCCAGCTCGCCGGCATGGACGCCGACGACATGAAGGCGTCCACGGGCATCTACGACGCCTCGCTCGGCGCCCGCTCGAACGAGACGTCAGGCCTCGCCATCAATTCGCGCAAGCAGCAGGGCGCGACGGCGACGTTCAACTACATCGACAACCTGACCTACGCGATCCGCTACACGTACGAAATCTTGGTCGACATGATCCCGCGGGTGTACGACACGCCGCGCGTGGTGCGCATCCTCGGCGACGACGGCGCGGCGAAGTGGAAGCAGCTCTACCAGGAAGTGCAGGATCCGGAGACGGGCGAGACGCACATCCTCAACGACATCCGCAAGGGCAAGTACGACGTCACCGTGACGGTCGGTCCGAGCTACGCGACGCAGCGCATGGAGGCGGCCGAAGGATTCGCCCAGCTCGCAGGCCAGATCGGCGGCGCGTTCCCGGCCGTGGGCCCGCTGCTCGCCTACGCGACCATGCACAACAGCGACCTGCCCGGCATGGAGGAGATCGACAAGGCGCTGCGCAAAGTGCTGGTCGGGCAGGGCTTGCTTGAGCCGAAGGAAGGCGACCAGCCGCCGGCGCCGCCGCAGCCCAACCCGAAGGACGTGGCCGACGCGCAGAACAAGCAAGCGAGCGCCGCGCTCAACCAGGCGAAGGCCGAGGGCCAGCAGTTGCAGAACGTGCAGCTCGGCGCGCAACTCGCGCATGCCCACATGATGGGCGGCATGCCACCGCCGCATCCAATGCAACCGCCACCCGGACCGCAGTTCGGGCCACCCGACCAGCCGCCGCAAGGCGGTTTTTTTTCGCCTGACGGTCCGCCGCCAGGCAGCCCCACCGGCTTCTAGCCGGCCCGTATCGGCGCGGTCTCGCCGAATCCCCTGAGGAAACGATGAGCGACACCACCAACACCGCCGAGAGCGGTGCGGGCGCCGTTGCGCCCGCCACCAATGACGCCCCGCAGGTCACGCAGGGCGCCGACACCACCGCCGACCTCACCCCGGAGCAGCAGGAAGCCGCACAGGCCGAGAAGCAGCGCCAGGAGAGCGAGGAACGCAAAAAGCGCACCACGCGGGAGTTCATCGACCGCATCAAGGACGAGAACAAGACCTACCGACAGACATGGAACGACCCCGAGGCCCTGCGTCGCCGATTGGCTGAGTTCGAACGCACTAGTCAGCCGCAGACGCAGCAATCACAGGGTCGTCAGCAGGGCGATCGGCGCCCGACGCTGGAAGATCACGGCTACGACTTCAACGCCTGGCAACAGGCCGACACCGAATGGGTCAACCAGCAGGCAGAGCGTCGCGCCGCCCAGCTGTACGACCAGCGCGCCCAGCAGGCTCGTGAGCAGCAAACCTGGCAGACCTACGAAAACAAGGTCGCCGAGTTCGCCAACGACCACGACGATTTCTTCGAGGTTGTCGGCTCCATCCCTCCGCTGCCGCTCGAACTGCAGGCCGCCATCGCCGCACACCCGCAAGGGCCGGCGATTGCTTACCACCTCGGCAATACCCCCAGCGACCTGCTCGCCTACGCCAACACCTCGCCGCAGTTCGCGGGGCTGGCTTTGCAGCAGATCGCCGCGCGTCTGAGCGCCGCGCCTTCGCCGTCCGTGCAGTCGGCCCAGCTGGCGCCGCCGGCCGCACCCGCGCCGACCAAACCCGTCACCCAAACCCCGCCGCCTCCGCCGATGGTCGGCGGTCGAAGCGCCACGGAAACGCCCGCAGCGAAGCTGACGGACGACGAGTGGTACGCGAAAGACCGCGAACGTCGACGCAAGCGGTAACACCTCATTTCTTAGGAGTTACCCATGTCCAACGTCGGACAAGCACTGACTCACCAGCTCATCGCCCGCAAGGCCGCGGCGATGCTGGTCGAGGAAAACACCGTCGTCGCCAACCTCAACACCGATCGCGAGGAAGAGTTCGGCAAGGAAACCGTCGGCTACAAGCCGGGCGAATCCGTCAAGGTCAAGATCCCGCCCACTCCCGTCGTCTACAGCGGCGCCAACTTCGCTGGTGGCGGTGCCGCCCCGGCGGTGAACGAGTCGTCGGTCAGCATCACCGTCGACCAGCAGAAGCACGTCCCGCTGACCTTCACCGCGAAGGAGAAGGTGCTCGAAATCTCCGACTTCGAGAAGCGGTTCCTGCGTCCGGCGATGACCGCGCTATCGAGCCAGGTGAATGCGGTCCTGCTGTCGAGCATGAAGGACCAGATCCCGAACGCCGTCGGCACCTGGGGCACCGTCCCGGCCACCCGCACCCCGTGGCGCAATGCCGGCTCGGCACTGTCGCGCTACATGGCGCCGCAGGATGGCCGCGTCGCGCACTTCTCGCTCGACGCCAACGACGCGCTGGCCGAGGCGAATGCGGCGCTGTTCCATAGCCAGAAGGAGCTGCAGGCCGAGTTCGCCGAAAACTCGGTGGGCCGCTTCGCGGGTCTCGACTTCTACGAGCAGCTGTCGCTCCCGACCCACACCAACGGCGCCGGCACGGGCTATCTGGTGAACGGTGCCTCGCAGACCGGCTCGACGCTCGCCGTCAACACCGGCACCGGCGCACTCACGAAGGGCACGGTCTTCACGATCGCGGGCGTCAATGCGGTGCACCCGATCACGGGCCTGGACAACGGCACCCTGCGCCAGTTCGTCGTGACCGCGGACTACGCGGGCGGCGCTGGCAACGTGTCGATCTATCCGGCGATCACCCCGACGACCTCCTCGCTCATCGGCACCGTGACGGCGTCGCCGGCTGCGGGCGCCGCGATCACGGTGTTCGGCACCGCGTCGCAGGCCAAGCGCCAGAACCTCGTGTTCCACAAGGACGCGTTCGCCACGGCGTTCGCTCCGCTGCCGGTGCTCGCCGGCTGCGAGGGCTACACCGCGACGGTCAAGGGCATTTCGGTCCGCGTGATGACCTTCGGCAACGGTCAGACGGATACGGAATCGACCCGTATCGACGTCCTGTTCGCGCTGCCGGCGGGCATCCGTCCGAACCACGCCTGCCGCGTCACCGAGTAATCCACCTGCAGCACCCAGCGGGGGCCCTTCGGGGCCCTCGCTCTTTTTGGAGCCGTCCATGACCCAGGTGTCCGCGATCGTCCGCGATGCCCTGCTGCTGCTAGGCGTGCAGGACGCGACCGAATCGGTCAGCGCGCAGGAAATGCAGGACGGCATCCGCGAATTGAACAAGATGCTTGCCCGCTGGGAGGCCGATGGCGTTTCCCTGGGCTGGACGAGCGTCACGGCGCCGACCGACACGCTGCCGGCGCCGATTGAGGCCGAGGGCGCGATTGCCGCGAACCTCGCGCTCTACCTGCAGCCCCGCTACAAGGTGCCGCTCGAACAGAGTGTCGTGCAGCAGGCGAACGACGGACTGGCCGCGCTCCGCGCCGACGTCGTTGCCAACACCTATGCCCGCATCAGCTACGCCGACCTGCCCATGGGCGAGGGCTGGTGTGGCGGCTACAACTTCACCAACGGCTGACCGATGACCGACCACGTCATCCAGGTCCGCTATACGAAGGACGCCGGCAACTGGACGGCCTTTCGCGACCTCAATGCAGGCGCCACGGGTGCGTTCGGTAAGGAACTGGTCACGCGCCAGCTTGGCCAGGCGACGTGGCGCGTGTGGGAGACGTGCGATACGTCCGACTTCGCCGCGGACATCCTCGCCGCCGCCATTCTGGCCGCGAACGGCAACTGGTCCGACTTCCCGCTGCCCGATGGCAGCTACAGCGACCTCACGCGCGACTGGACGCAGCAGGATCTCGAAAACTACATCCCGCTCCCGGCGCAGCAGGCCGGCACGCGCTCGCGGGTGCTGTACCGCACGGCGCCCGGCATGGAGGTGTTCGCCAATATCGGCAGCGGCCCGCACCGCGGCGCGATCAGCGTCGAGGGCACGCTGTTCGTGGTGTCCGGCACCGCGCTCTACGAAGTGGCGAGCAACGGCACGGCCACCAACCGCGGCACCATCCCCGGCACCGGCCGGGTGTGCATGGCCTACAACCAGATCACGGACGGCAACCAGCTGGTCGTCGGCAACGGATCGAGCGGCTACGTCTACAACACGGTCACGGCCGATTTCTCGCAGATCGCCGACGACGGCTTCGCGGGGTTCAAGTCCTGCGACTTCCTGAACCAGTACATCGTCGGCGTCGAGCCGCTGGGCCGGTTCTGGTACCACTCGGAGTTGGTCGACGCGCTGAGCTACAACACGCTCGACCGCTACGGCGCGGAAACCTCGCCCGATGCGATCCAAGGGCTCGTCGCCTCGCACAACGAAGTGCTGGTGTTCGGCGCCCGCACGATCGAGCCGTGGGTGAACGACCCCGAGAACAATGCGGCGGGCACCGCATTCCAGTTGCAGCGCGGCTCGGTCATCGAGCGCGGCTGCATCAACGGCAACACGATCCGGCGCCTCGACAACTCGGTGTTCTTCGTCGGCGACGACCGCGTGCCATACCGGCTCAACGGCTACACGCCGGTCCCGATCGGCACGCCGGTGCTCGCCGCCGCCTGGCGCGACCTCAATCCAGCCAAGGCGTTCGCCTTCACCTACGAGGACCGCGGCCACGTCGTCTACTACGTGACCTGGGGCGACGGGCAGACGTGGGGCTATGACGTCGTGACCGGCAAGTGGCACCGCCGGCAATCCTTCGGCCTCAACCGCTGGCGCCTCAACACGCTAGTGAAGTGGGGCAACGAGTGGGTCGGCGGCGATTTCCAGACCGGCAAGCTGTACCGGCTGGCGTGGGGCTTCGTGTACGAAGGCTGCGAGATCATGCCGCGGCGCATCCGCACCGGCGTGCTGCACGCGGACGGCAACCCGGTCACGGTGGCCGGGTTCAAGGTCGTGGCGAGCACGGGCGGCGAGGAAAGCGTCGCCTCGGCCGAAGTCGCGCCGACCATCGCCGGCACCATGCCTGATTACAACGTCGGCGACACGGTCGACTTCCAGTACACGATCACGACGTCCTACCCGGGGCAGCAATACACCATCACCGCGTCGGGCCTGCCGGACGGGACCAGCATCGACGCGATGGGGCGCGTGACGGGCACCGCCACGACGGCCAACGCCTACGCTATCACCCTGACGCTGACGACCGGGTGCGCGTCGCGCAGCTACAGCGATGTCGTCATCGTCAGCGCGCTAACGAGCGAATGGATTGCCGTGCAGTCGCTCGCCGCGGGCGGCACGAACGGCCTGTATGTCTCCAGCAATGACCTCGCATCATGGGGCACGTCGACCACGCGAAGCCCCTATATCGAGGATGCGAATTATCCCAAGCAGCTAGGCGCTGGCGCAGTCGTGAACGGGCAGTTCAACACTGGCTCCGGCCTGCTTGAGCGGTTCACCGATTTCAATTATGCGGATGGTGTGACGACTACAAGTGTCACCGTCAACGCATCAGACACCATTTACTACCTGCGCTATATCTCCGGTATCGGGTTCTGCGGAACGAATGGCGGCAAGCTCTACAAGACACTCGACCAAGGCGCGACATGGTCGCTCCTGCTCACCTCGATCGGCGGCCCCATTGATATTGCCCGGCTGGGCGACAAGTGGATCAGCTTCAACATCGCAGGCACCTTCAAGTATTCAGACGACCTCGCCATTTGGCACGACTCGTCGTTCAGCAGCCCGCAAATTTATTCGCCGATCGTTTGCACCACGGCTGCGGCTGTCGTGTTCGACACGCTGAACGGCTATTACCGGACAACGGACGGCGCAGCGTGGGCACACACTGACCTCGGGTATTCACACGACATTTCGCCAGGCGGTGCGATCTCCGTGAACGGCGTGATGCTGTTCAAGCGAGGGGGTAGCCCCGGGCTGGGCACGCGCATCCTGCGCAGCACCGATCACGGCGTGACGTTCTCGCAGGTCACGATCGACGCAGCCCATGACGATGCGGTCATCAAGTTCGCCTACGGCAACGGGATCACTGTCGCCATGTGCAACTCCCGGGTCTACAAGTCGACCGACAACGGCGCAACGTGGACCGAAGTCACCATGCCCAATGGCGGCGGGCACTGGGGCATCGAGCACATCACGCACGCATGAGCCCGATTCGCCTGATCGGCCGGCTCGACGTGAGCGCGGCCGTGAAACAGCTCGACGCGAATCCACAGGTGTGGAACCGGCACAGCCTGCGGCGCGAGGCATACGTGCACCGGCAGGTCGACGATATTTGGGTGCGCTACAACGCCTGGGAGAACTTCACCGGCGATGCGGCGGCGTTCAACGGCCCGCACACGTCGGTGTGGTATCCGGTCGTGACCGAGGTGCCGGCGCTGTGGTCGCTGGCGCGGCAGGCCAAGCGGCTCGCGGGCGCGTCGCAGCTGGGCGGCGTGCTGGTGACGCGCATCCCGCCCGGTGGCCGCGTCGAACCGCACATCGACCGCGGCTGGCACGCCGAGACGTACCGCAAGATCGGCGTGCAGATCAGCGGGCATGCGGACCAGGTGTTTTGGTTTGAGCACGACGGACACCGAACCGAACTTCGGCCGGAAACGGGCGAGGTCTACGAGTTTCGAAATGATGTGCTGCATGGTGTCGACAACGACTCCCCGGTGCCACGCATCACCCTGATTGTCTGCTGCGAATGAACGTCGACTTCTGCGTGCTGGGCCTGCCGCGGTCCGGCACAACGTGGCTGGCGAACCTCCTCACCACGGACACGACGCTCTGCCTGCATGACCCGTTCCGGTTCCTACCGGAGCAGTGGCCGCGCGATGGCCGACGCTTCGGCGTGAGCTGCACCGGCGGCTATCTGATGCCGAAGTGGCTGGATCAGCTTGAATGCCCGATCGCGGTGATCGAGCGCGACCCGGCCGACTGCGACGCCTCGCTGGCGCGCATGGGACTGGGCCAGGTGGGCGTGCTGGCCCCCGAGCTTGCCCGCGTCGACGCCCAACGATGGCGCTTCGCTGACCTCTGGAACGAAGACCGAGCCCACGACCTGTGGGCTTTTTTATTGCCTGACGTGCGTTTCGACGCCGTGCGCTACCGCCTGCTGCGCGACATGCAGGTGCAACCCCACCCGAGAACGTGGACTCCCGACACCGACGTGTTGCGGGAGCTGCAAGCGCGCGGCTTGATGCCGCAGGAGAACTGAACATGCCTTGGGGCGTAGCCGCTGCCGCCGTTGTCGGCCTCTACAGCGCAAACAAGCAATCGCAGGCCGGCAAGGCCGGCGCCGCGGCACAGACGGCGGCGTCGCAGTACGCGACCGACGAGCAGCGCCGCGAATACGACCAGTCGCGGCAGGATCAGCTGCCGTTCCTGCAGGCCGGGCAGGACGCACTCGGCCGGCAGGCCGCGTTCCTCAACGGCGACTGGTCCGGGTTCGAGAACTCGCCGGACTACAAATTCGCGCTCGACCAGGGGCTCAAGCTGTCCGACCGCAGCGCGGCGGCGCGCGGCTCGCTGTTCAGCGGCGGCCATTCCGCCGACCTGATGCAGCTCGGGCAAGGGCTCGCCACGCAGAACGCCGACAACTACTGGAACAAGCTCGCCGGCCGCGCGGGGCAAGGGCAAGTCACGGCGCAGAACCTCGGCCAGCTCGGCGCCAGCATGGCGACCAACATCGGCAACAACGCGATGAACGGCGCCAACGCGCGCGCGTCGAGCTACGCCAACACGGCGAACGCCTACGGCAACTTCGGCAACCAGCTGGTCGGCGCGATCGGCCAGTACTACGGCAGCCGCAACACCAACTCGGGGCAGTGGTACTGACATGGCCGACATCCTTCCCGTTTCGCAGATGATCCAGCAGCCGAACCTGCTCGCCGGCTACCAGCAGGGCGTGCAGTTCGGCCAGGCGCAGCGCGACCGGCGCAACAGCCAGCAGGCCGCGCAGCTGTACGCGCAGGCGATGCAGGCGCCCGTCGAGCAGCGGCCCGCGTTGCTCGCGCAGATCGCCCAGCTGACCGGCGTCGAGGGTGCGACGAACGCGCAGGCCGGACTCGGGCGGCAGGACACCGCCGCGCACGACGACCTCGTGCAGACCGCCGGCCAGTTCGCCGCCATCGCCGAAGCCGACCCCGCCACCGCGCAGCAGATGTACCCGGCGCTCGCCGCCAAGGCGCACGCCATTGGCATTCCCGTGCCGACGACCTACGACCCGCGTATGCTGCCGGCGATCCAGAAACTGGCGATGGCCGGGGGTGGACCGGGCGGCTCGGTGCAGTCCACCTACATCGACGACCAAGGCCAGCGCGTCGCAATCATGCGCGACGGCACGCGGCGCGTGATCGGTGCAAACGCACCGAACAACCAGATCATCGACACCGGCAACGGCTTCTACGGCGTCAACAAGGGCAACCTGTCGGCGTCGCCGGTGATGGTCGGCGGCGCACCTCAGCAAATGCCACAGCAAGCCCCGGGCGAGGTGCCGTTCTCGATCGACCCGAGCCGGCCGCCGGCGGTGCAGGCGGCGATCCGCGCCAATCCCGACGCTGGCAGCGCGCAGGGCATCACGTCTTTGCAGATGCCGCAGGGTCAGCAGCTCCGCAGCTCGCCCAAGCCGCCGGACCCGATCGCGCTGGCGCACCTGCAGTTGGCCGAAAGCGCCGACGCGCGCGATGCGGCTCGCCTGCAGTTGGCGCAGGCCGCCGCGGCCCGTGCGGGCGCACCGAAGCCAGCCGATTCCGCGAAGGCCGAGCTGGCCGCCGCCCGCGCTGATGCGCTGGATTCGGTGAACCAAGCCATCGGCGGGATCGACTCGCTGATGCACTCCGGCGGCTTCCAGAACCTCGGCACCTTCACCGGCGATGTGCTGGGCCACATCCCGCACACGCAGACCCGCGACGCGCAGAACGCGCTCGAGACGGTGAAGAATCAGGTGTTGCTTACCACGCTCGGCAAGCTCAAGGCGCTGTCGGCCACGGGCGCTTCGGGCTTCGGCGCGCTGTCGAATCAGGAAGGCAAGATCCTGCAGAACAGCATCGCCAACCTCGAAACGGCGCAGACCCACGACGCCATCGTGCACAACCTGCGGGTGATCCAGCAGACGTTGCAGCGCGCCGCCGGGTTGATCGGGCAGGGCGCGCATGCGCCGACCGCTCCCGCCGCGGGCGGCTGGTCGATCCAGGAGGTGCGCTGATGCCCAAGTACCGCATCACCTCGCCGGACGGCCGCACGTACGAGGTCACGGCGCCCGAGGGTGCGTCGCAGGCCGACGTCATGGCCTACGTGCAGCAGCACCACGCGAGCGCTCCGCAGTCGACCGCCGAGCACTACGCCGACCTGCAGCGTCGGGCTGGCACGAAGACGCCCGAGGAAGTCGCGGCCACTGAGTACGACGCGATGCCGTGGTATGCGCGCACAGCGGCCTCGACCGGCGCCGAGTTCATGTCGCTGGGTCGCGGCATCGGGCAGTTGCTTACGCCGAACGATTCGGCGGTGCATCAGCGCCTCGTGGCGGCCTCGGATGCCGATGCGCCCTATCAGGACGCACAGCATGGCGCGACGAATGTCCTTGGCCGCACACTGCCCTATCTCGCCACGCTGCCGCTCGGTGGTGGCGCCGGCGCGGCGGGCAAGGCGGTGCAGGGCGGCCGCCTCGCGCAAGCCGCACTCGCTGCGGGTGAGGGCGCGGGCTATGGTGCGCTGCAAGAGACCCGCACCGGCGATAGCCGCGGCAAGAACATGCTCCTCGGCGGCCTGCTGGGCCTTGGTGGTCAGCAGACGGCGCGCGCGCTTCGTGGTGCCGGCGAGCGTGCCGCCAACGCTATCGCCCCCGAGGTGCGCGCGGTCTACGACAAGGCCAAGGCGCTCGGCATCAACCTGACGCCAGCGCAACTGTCGGATTCGCGGCTGATGAAGTACATGCAATCGCAGTTCGGCATGCTGCCGTTCTCGGGCGCCGCGGCGAAGGCTGAGGAGCAGGTCGGCCAGTGGAATCGTCAGCTGGCGAAGGCGATCGGCGTCGACGCGCCGGCAGTCACGCCGGAGGTGTACGCCAGCAAGAAAGCGGCCGATTCGGCCAAATTCGAAGACCTCACCGCGCGCAACAGCCTGCAGGTGACGCCGGAGCTTGCGCGCAACCTGCACGCCATCGCCCAGCAGGCGAAGATGGCCGGGGCCGATGTCGCCAATGCGGTGAACAACGCGATCGAGGGCCTGTATTCGCAGATGCAGGACGGCGCGGTGCCAGGCCGTGCCTACCAGGCGCTCGACTCAACTCTCGGCGGCATCACCAAGACCGGAACGCCGGTGGCGCATTTTGTCGGCATGGTGCGCGACGCCATCCGCAACGGCATGGATGCATCGATTTCGCCAGAGGACGCGGCGGCGTGGAAGCAGCTGCGCGCCGAGTACGGCAACCGCAAGACGATCGGCCCATTGGTCGCCAAGGGCGACGGCGGCCCACTCTCGCCACAGCAGCTCATGGGTCGCGTCACCGCGACCAAGGCCGGCAAGGAACGGATGGCGAGCGGGCAGGGTGGCGTGATGGGCGGCCTCGCGCAGATTGGTCAGCGCATGAAGCCGCCGCCGTCGAGCGGCACCGCGGAACGCTTGCTGGTGAACAACCTCGCCAACCCGTTCAAATGGCCGGGGTTGGCGGTCGGGGCGACGGCAGGCCGAGTGGCGAACAGCAACGTACTCGCCGGCCGGATGATGAACCCAAACCGCGGCCAGCTATTGCAGCGGCTCGCTCCCGTCGCCGCCCAGTCGCCCGCCCTGACTCCGCTGCTCCTCGCGCTCATGAGTCAGCAGCAGCCGGTGGACGCTGGCAACGGTCCATAGCCCCGCCGCGCGCCTGGCCCGCCACTCGGCATAGAGCGCGCGCAAGCCCGTCACCAGGAAGATCGCGAAAGCGGTTTCACCACGCATCGCCTGACCCTCACACAGCCCGCCTCGCGCGGGCTTTTTGCTTTCCGGAGCCTACCACATGCCCAGCTTCCGCCTCGTCGACAAGACGCGGACCTTTTTCGGCCTGCAGGCCCAGCTCCTCGCGGGCGGCAGCCTCGTCTTTTATCAGGCGGGCACCACGACGCTGCAGGACGTCTACGGCGACAAAGACCTGTCGGTGAACAATGGCAACACCGTCGACCTCGACAGTTCCGGTCGGCCCAGTGTGGACGTGTGGGCCGATACGACGGACACCTACTTCATGGAGGTGTACGACTCGGCCGGCGTGAAGCAGGGCGAGCTCGACAACATGGAGGTGCCGGGCGGCGCGGGGCAGACCATCCCGACACTTGACCCTGGCGAATACCTCTCGGGCGACGGCACCAACTTCATCGCCGTGTCGCTCGACGGCAAGCTGCTGCCGGACATGGCGGGCAACGCCAACAAGATCCTCGGCACGGATGGATCGGTCGCCTCGTGGGTCGCCAAGCCGGCGGATGGCGCCGCGGGCGTGTCGGATATCGTCATCGCGTCCGGCTCGGTCAAGTGGAGCAACGGCAGCAATCACATTCTCAAGCAGTGGGGCAGCGACACCGCGACCAACACGAACACCCGCGATTGCACAAAGG